ATTTAATGCAAAACAATACTGGTAATTTAGGTTCATTCTTTTTCTATCAAAGAGCATTAACTGCAACTGAAATAGGATACGTTTGGAACAATTTAAAAGGTAGATACGGATTATAATATCGTTTGAGTAAAAAAATATATATTTATATATAGAACAAATAAATAAAGATTATGGCAAAAATTAAAGATGAGCAATTAGCAAAAATCAACGAATTAAAAGGTAAGTTTAACGAACTAACTTTTTTAATCGGACAAAACAAAATCAATCAAACTAATCTTAAAACAGAAGAAGAAGAAATGTTTGGAGAGTTAGCAAGATTGGGTTTAGAAGAACAAAACGTTTTAAGTGAAATTCAAAAAGAATATGGTGATGGTAACTTAGATACTACTACCGGAGAATTTACAACTAAAACACAAGAATAATATATTTTTACAATTAAATTTGTATATTTATATTAGAATATTATAACATAATTTATAAGGAGAAACAATAAAATGGCTGAAAAATTAGTATCACCTGGTGTGTTTACAAGAGAAAACGATTTATCATTCATCGCACAAGGTGTAGGTGAAATTGGAGCAGCAATCGTAGGACCTTTCAAACAAGGACCAGCATTCAAACCAACAATCATAACAACACAATCTGAATTAACAGATGTGTTCGGTGCCGCTGATGGTACATATTACACAGAATTAACTGCTCAAAATTATTTGAGAGAAGCTGGTGTAGTAACAATTTGTAGAGTAGCTGGAACAACTGGTTATACCGAACAATCACCTGGATTACTTACTATTACCGCAGATGGTAGTGTAAAAACAATTTCAGTAAGTGGTTCTGCAACAGGTAGTGGTTATCCAACAAATGGTACTTCACCAATTATATTTACTGGTTTTACAGCAACAACTCAACCAACCGCTAGTGCAACTATCGTAGGTGGTGTTGTAACAGCCGTAACATTAACAAACATTGGACAAAATGTGACAGTAACTGGTTCTATATCAGTAAGTGGTTCAGCATTAGCAGCTACAGCAGCAACTTTAAGTTTTACAGCTACAACAACAGCAGCATCTGCATCAGTAGGTATCTTATTTAATACGGATACACAAACTACAAGTTTTACTGATAGTATTACACTTACAAATTCAACAAATACTTCTGGTAATTTTGTAATAAGTGGTTCTACATTAAGTGGTTCATATAGTGCTTCAGTAGATCCAATTGCAAACAATTCTATTGATGATGTATTTGGTACATCTCCATTAGGAACTAAAGAAGCATATGTATATGGATATTTTGCAAATGCAGCTCAACCATATGTAAGTGCATCTGCAGACGTTCAATTAACTGCATTGGCAGATCAAGTATTTAGTGGTGGAGCACAAGGTGCTGTTACTCCTTCAATTCAATCTCAATTGATTGGTGGTAGTAGATTTGATTTATTTACATTACATACTTTATCGGATGGTAATGTTGAAAATACAAGATTTAAAGTAACTATTGGTAATGTTAAAGCAGCAGGAACAGTAAATGGTTCTGATTATGGTACATTCTCAGTTTATGTAAGAGCATATAGTGATACTGATAGAAGACAAACTATTTTAGAACAATATAATAATGTAAACTTAGACCCAACTTCAGTAAACTATGTTGCTAGAGTAATTGGTGATAGTTACAAAACAATTGATGCTAATGGTAAAATTACAGAATTAGGAGATTGGGGTAACAAATCTAAATATATTAGAGTTGAAGCAGTTTCTTCGGAAGAATATCCAATCGTATCAGTTCCATTTGGACATGATGCGTACACTTTACCAGTTGTAGCAGGTAACTTAGATTCTTTAATTCCAGCAGTAACTTATAATACAGGTTCAACCGCTGTAATTGCAGGTATCAACTTATTAAATGATGATAATAAAATATATTTAAAACCAATTCCTGATGGAGCTACTACTGGTGCTAATGTTGCATTCGGTTTAGACAATCAAGGTGGGTTAGATTTAACATTAACAACGGCAGCTGAAATTACTAAAAGACAATTTACGATTGCATTCCAAGGTGGTTTTGATGGTTTAAATCCAACAATTCCTTCAAACAAAGGTACAGCAATTATTGATGGTGCTAATGTTCAAGGATTTGATTTAAGTGAAGCAACTTCAAGTGGTTCAATTTCATACAAAAAATGTTTAGATGCATTATCAAATGTAGATGAATGGGATATTAACTTATTAGTTATGCCAGGTGTAACTTACCAACAAACTCCTTATGTAGCTCAATTAGGTATTGACCTTTGTGAAAATAGAGCAGATGCTTTCTTCATTATGGATGCAGCTGGACAATCAGCAACTATTGCAGATGCAGTTGATACAGTAGCACCATTAGATACAAACTATGCTGGTGTTTATTATCCTTGGGTTAAAACAATTGATGTTAATACAAATAAATTAATCGCAGTTCCACCTTCAGTAATTATGCCAGCAGTTTACGCTAACAACGATAGATTAGCAGCAGAATGGTTCGCACCTGCAGGTTTGAATAGAGGTGGTTTAATGGGAGCCGTAGCGGTAACTAATAGATTGACTCACGCTGAAAGAGATGAACTATACGAAGGTAGAGTAAATCCAATCGCACAATTTCCTGGACAAGGTATTAGTGCTTACGGACAAAAAACTTTGCAAGCTAAGCCATCAGCTTTAGATAGAATCAATGTAAGAAGATTGTTAATCACAGTTAAGAAATACATTGCTTCAACAAGTAGATACTTAGTATTCGAACAAAATACAACTGATACAAGAAATAAATTCTTAAACGCTGTTAACCCTTACTTAGAGGGAATCCAACAGAAGCAAGGTTTATATGCTTTCAAAGTAGTAATGGATGATACTAATAATACTCCAGATGTAATCGATAGAAACATTATGAAAGGTGCTATATTTTTACAACCAACTAAGACTGCTGAATTCATTCAAATTGATTTTAACATCTTACCAACTGGAGCAAGTTTTAACGCATAATTAAAAAAAGAAATACTTATAATAAGTAAAGGAGAATAAACAATGGCTGACGTACTATCATTTGATAAGATATTTTATACCAACTTTGAACCAAAGTTAGCGAATCGTTTTATAATGGAAATCGATGGTATTCCATCATTCATGATTAAAACTGCAAACAGACCTAAAATCGAAAGTGAAGTAGTAGAATTAGATCATATCAACTTAAAGAGAAAAATTAAAGGAAAATCTAATTGGACTGATATCACTATCACTCTATACGACCCAATTGTACCAAGTGGTGCACAATCAGTAATGGAATGGATTAGAAGTGGACACGAATCTATCACTGGTAGAGACGGGTATGCTGATTTCTATAAAAAGAATATCGATTTCTATATGCTAGGACCTGTTGGTGATAAAGTAGAACAATGGAAATTAGTAGGAGCATTCATTAGTTCGGCAGAATTTGGTGATGTAGACTGGAGTTCAAATGAACCAGTTATGATTACATTAACAATTACTTACGATTACGCAATTTTAGAATTCTAATCTAAAGAAAGATATAAAAAGAAAAGGGAGACAATATTTGTTTCCCTTTTTTATTTTCGTTATATTTATATATACAAATATATAGTTATGACATCAAAAGAATTTATCCTTTGGTTAAAAGGATTTACGGAAGGAGTACATGAATTTAACATTACTCCAAAACAATGGGATTTATTAAAAGATAAATTGGCAGAAGTGGATGATAATACAATCCCTATGGGTGGAGTAATTGTAGACCATAATACATTTAGAAAAAATAGATATAGTGATGCAATAGATGTCCCAATGCCTAACCCATATGGAACAAGAGGTCCAGAAACACCAACGGGAACAACAATTACAACTACACCGGGTGGTGGTTCTATTACAATAGCTAATCCACCATTTGGATTTGGAAGTACATCAACGGCATATACATATCCAAGTGGTAGTGCATGGAGTTATACAAATAGTGGTGATATGGGTACAATAGGTAGTAAACCAAAAACACAAACCGATTATCAAAGGGAACATAGTAAACCATTATCTAAAAAAAGAAAAGCAAAATCGGTAAAAGAATGGGAAGATACACATGATTTAGGTGGTGAAGAATAAAAATTTAAAAAACAAATAGTTATATAAAACAAACAAAAAGTTATTATGGAAGAAAACGTACAAATACAAAGAGGAGCGGCACCAACGCAACCACAACAAACAACAACGGCAACATTTGAGTTTCCAACACAGGTTATTAGTTTACCATCAGAAGGTAAAGTATATGATTCTACAAATCCATTAAGTAAAGGTACATTAGAAATTAAATACCTTACAGCAAAAGAAGAAGATATCTTAGCTGATACAAACTTAATTAACAAAGGATTAGTATTAGATAAGTTATTAGAATCAATCATCGTTCAACATGGTGTTAATTCGGATGATTTAGTAGTGGGTGATAAGAATGCAGTTTACTTAGCAGCAAGAGTATTAGGATATGGTCCTGAATATGATGTAGAAATCACAGACCCTTTTAGTGGTGAAAGACAAAAAGTAACAATTGATTTAACGACAGTTCAAACTAAAGATGTAGATTATAGTTTACTATCACCAAACAATAGATACGATTTCACATTACCATCTGATACAAAGCTTACATTTAAATTCTTAACTCACAAGGATGAGAAAGATATTAACAATGATATCAAAGCAATGGAAAGATTGAGTAAAGGAAAGGTTAATAGTAGTGAAGTAACAACTAGATTAAAGTATATGATTGTAGCAGTTAATGGCAATTCAGATAGAAGTTTTGTTAATAATTGGGTTATCAATCAATTTATAGCTAAAGATGTAAAAGCATTTAGAGCATATGTAAGAAGTATTTCACCGGATTTAGATATGAAATTTAATTTTACATCAGAAATTACGGGCGAAACGGAGGCGCTAGATATCCCATTTGGGATTGACTTTTTTTACCCTACCGCCTAATTACAAAAAACAGATATACGATGAGATTTTCTTTATCGTATTTCATGGTGGTGGTGGATTTACGTTTGGTGATGTGTATAATTTACCCAATCACATTAGAAGAATGTATCTCAATCAAGTATTGGAAATTAAAAAGAAAGAAAACGAACAAATACAAAAAGCAAATAGTAAAGTTAGGAGAAAATAAACTCCTAACTTTTTTGGTTTTTATGATATTTATATAAAATCATGCAAAGATATGGCAAATAATAAAGAACAAATTTCCGAAGGTTTACTTACTAGTATAGTTGATAATTTTTTCAAATCATTACAAAGGGGTGTAGCAGATAGATACATCAAAGCAGCTGAAAAAGCTGGAGTTCATCCTGAAGTAGCTAAGAAAATGGAAAAAATGAAAGATGATTGGAGTGAGTTTGATAAATACATGAAAAAATATCACGGATAATAGATGGCAAAAGCCTCACAAAATACACAAGCTGATACAGCGTTAGAGACGGCACGTAAAAAATTAATTGGCGAAATCTTAGAATTAAGAGAAGCTGAAAGAAAACTTCTTGTCGGTCAACAAGCTATTATAAATAAAATAAAAGTTAGTGAAAAGGATGTACAAAAAAGTTTAAATGAAAAAGCGAAACAACTTAAAAAAATTGTTGAATTAGTTAATGCAGAAAACACAGCAATAAAAGAACAAATAACAAATTATGCTGATGCAGAACGTAGTATTGCGAATTTGAATGATATACAACATGACTTAAAACACACACTTAAAGAGGCAGTAGGGTATGGAACTGATTTTGCACAAAATATAGGACAAGCATCTACAAAAAACAAAGAAGCATTTAAAAACGCAGGATTAGCAGCATCAAATGCAATCGTATCAGTAGCCGAATTAGCAGATTTAACTAGTAAAGATACAGCTGCAATAGCTGAAAAAAATCAAGCAATTAATAATTCAATAGCAGATTTAAAATCACAATTAGCATTAACGGAAGCAAAGGGTAATGCACAAAATAAAATAGATAAATCATTAATTAAAAATTTGTTAATTCAAATTGGTTTAATTAAAGAATCACAAGAAGAAGCGGCTAAGTTTGCTAATGTATCTAAAGAAGAAAAAGATATATTAACAGAATTACATCATGAATTAGATATAATAAATAAAACGTTTAAAAAAGTAACAACAACTGCCGAAATATTTCTACGTTCAGGTAAAAATATGGTTGGTATGTTATTATTTGCTGGAGCTGAATTATCACATCATTTTGCAGAATTAAATAAAGAATTAGGTGTTGGTATGACCCAAATGGTAGGTCTTAAAACACAGGCATCTTTAATAGGATTAATATTAGGTGAAGAAGCCGGCACAGCAGTTATTGATTTGGCTAAAGATTTAGGAGATTCACATCACTTAACAACCTCAATGGCAATAGATGCTGGTTTATTAGCAGCTAACTATGGTATGAGTGCAAAGGAAGCAGCATTTCTATCGGTTGCATTTGGTGAATTACAAGGTAAATCATATGGGGTTGGTAAAAATACCGGAGAATATGTTAAGCAATTAGCATTAGCAAACTATGTAGCACCAGCACAAGTAATGAAAGATATCGCAGCAAATACGGAATTCTTTGCAGTATATAGTAAAGATGGTGGAAAAAATATAGCAGATGCGGCAGTAGCAGCAGCTAGATTAGGTGTAGGATTAGAAACGGCACAAGCGATGGCAGACCATTTATTGGACTATCAAAGTTCAGTTGAAGATGAAATGGAAGCATCGGTTTTGTTGGGTAAAGATATTAACTTAAACAAAGCAAGAGAATTAGCATACAATGGTGATATAGCAGGTTCATTGAAAGCAGGATTAGAAGCAGTAGGTGGTATACATGAATATAGTAAAATGGATCCATACCAAAGAAAAGCAACTGCAAAAGCTTTGGGTGTAACAAATGCAGAATTACAACAAATGGTTGCACATGAAGAAACCTTAAATGGTATGCATGGTGTGGGCAATCAGATGTATAGTAAAGGTGGTGAGATGTTAACTGCAATGGGTAATTCATTGACAGGTAAAATTCTAATGGGAATGTCTGCATTAGTAATGGGAGCAGGACAACTTAACTTAGGACTTACTGCAATGGGAACATCATTAATGGGGTTATTAACTCCATTAAAAGCATTAGGTTCTTTTATTTGGTATTTGGCAATGGCACCATTTAGATTAATAGCCGGAACAATGCAATTAATATTTGGAAGAATTATAGGTAGTGGAATCGCAACAAAAATATGGAGTGGATTTACCGGTGGTGTGAGAAGAATGTTAGGTAGTGTTGCATTATCACTTATGGGTATTGGTGATAGACTTAAATCATCTACTATACTAACTACACTATGGGGAACTATAACCAAAGGTGTAGGTATGGCATTCAAAGGAATTATGGTGGCGGGTACATGGATGATGAATACTATGTTCCCAGGATTGATTGCAAAGATGGGTGCATTAAAAGCAGTTAGTTCAATATTTGGTGGTGGAGCAGCGGCAGTAGGTGGAGCAGCGGGTGGTGCAGGTAAAGGTGCAAATGCTGCAAAAGGAATGAAAAATGCTGGGAAAGCAGCTAAGGTAGCAAAGGGTGCAAAGGTGGCAGGAAATGTAGCACAAGGGTCTAGTTTAATTCCTATGGCAGCCGGATTAACAGCAATGGGAACAGGTGCAGTAGCATTAGGTGCAGCAAATTTAATATTAGCAGGAATAGGTTTTACAGCTATGATACCCGGTACAATTGGTATGTTCTTAATGAGTAAAATAAATTTAGTAGTATTAGGTACTGGATTAGCAACGTTAGCAACGGGATTAAGTGCAATGAGTGGAACATTTTTAGGTTCAGCAGCATTGGCAGCATCAGCATTAGCGTTTACGTTAATGATACCTGGAGCATTAGGTATGTTAGCGTTTGGGTTAACAGCACCAATAGCAGCAACCGGATTGGGTATAATGGGTGCAGCATTAATTGCATTTGGAGCAACTGCACCTGTGGCAGGGATTGGTATTTTATTGTTATTAGGATTAGCCGGTGCATTTGCTATATTTGGTGCAGGTGTAATGATGATAGGTGATGGTATTAAATCAGTAATGGAAGGTATAGGATCAATGGTAGCAATCCTTCCTGAATTAGCAGTTAATATGGGAAATTTAACTTCAATGATACTTCCTATATTTGGATTAGCAGCAGCTATAATGGTATTGGCAGTAGCACTAATCGCATTATCAGCAGCGGGTGCTTTGGCATTGCCTGCAATAGCAATGATGGGATTTGCGGCAGGAGCAGGAAATGCAATATTTGGTGGTGGAAATAAAGATGATGAAATGGTTGCATTATTAAAATCAATAGATAGTAAAATAGGTGGACAACCGGCTATTAATATTGATGGTAAAAAATTAATACAAGAACAAAACGTTAATAGTAGTAGACAAGGAACAGGTAATACATAATTATGGGAAAATCATTAAGAGAATTATTAAACACGTTTCCATTTGAAAATGGATTAAATCCTAGAGATAATGGACCTGGTACAATTAAACCTGAACCATCTAATCGTTTTACAAATGATATTGATGATGCAAAAAAATGGTTAAAGGAAACTCCTAAATTATACGGAACAGATATTGTTCGTATAATGACACAAACCGACCCACATAAAACTAAAAAAGCAATTAAAAAAACAGCAGATAAAGTAGGTGGTGCAATTGGTGGAAAGGTTGGTGCAGTTATTGGTGGAGTAGCATCTAAATTAGCAGAGTTCCATCCTAAATTTCCGGATGATTGGACAAAAGGTGAAGATGGTAATCCAACTGGTATGGAAAATAATTTCTATGCAGGTGTGGTTAATGGTGATTATGCTAGGGGATTCTATTATAATGCATATCATAAAAATAGTAAATCTAAAGTAGGACAATTTTTACAAGCAAATAAAAGTCCAGAGCAAGTTAAAAACGCAATTCTACCGGCATTAAAAAGTGCAGCAATTGGATTGGCAGTTGGTTTAGTTGTAGCAGGTGTAACATCTTTATTCAAAAATAAAAATAAAAAGAAAGGTAAAGAAGGACCAGCTCAACCTCAAAAGAAAGAAAAATATAATAACGCATTTTTTGATAAAGATAAATTTAATAAACCATATTTTCCATCTACCTTACTAATTAATGAAGGGTTTGGTGAACCTGGTTATGGATTATCATTTCGTAATTATAGTAGATTAAGACAACGAAATGGTAATATTGGTACATTAAATTATTTAGAAAAGGATGGTGTAACTATCATACGAGATATGGCACCAACAACTGATAATTCACAATTTACAGATGTTGATAATACTAAGGGGGTAAGTGATTATTACGCACAGGTACTTTACAATAATACACCACAAACTAGAAATAGTGGAAATGTAATTGTTTCTGCTAACATGATTCAAAACAATTATCTGCCGGCAAACGCTTTACAATTTGTATTACCAAATAGCAGTGGAACATACTTAACTGATATAAAGGATTACAAAATTGAAAATGCATTAGATAATAAAGTACAAAATTATTCTAGATTTGTAGATAAAGATGGTAATGCATTTATAGCATTTGGTAGCAGAAATATACGAGGAGAGTATAGAGATAATGATATTAGTAAATTAGCAAGTTTAAATTTAAGATATGGTACGAATACTACTAATTTATTAACTATAAAAACAGCAAAACCGGATGATAAATTAAAATGGGATAGTATAGGTGACCCACTCCTAGACCCAAATTTTACGTTGATGTACTCACAGGGAAGTTCATATACTAAAAATTTTCTTACAAAGAAAAACGATACTTCATTTGTAACTACTACTAATCCAGATGCGGAAATATTATATGCATATGATGCAAATGATCATAATAGTGAATTAGCAACACAAAATGGTGGGTTATCTCAAACCTTTGGTGCAAGTGATACTAATTTATTAGAATTGGTAACACCAAATAAGGCAAACCCAAATGATTACGAAATAAGAAAAGTAGGAAATAGTGAATGGATAGCAAAGGGTAAAGCAGGAACTGATTATTTTTATGATAAAAAAGATATCAATGTTTCAACTATTGCAACCGAAGAAAAAAGTAGATTTATAAGTGGTAGTATTGGACCTGGTTCAAAATTAAAATTAGGATATGGTAAAAAAAATGTAGAAACTGAATTAGGACAACAATTTGGTGATGCATTTATATCAGTAAATATAAATGATGATGATGAACAACAATATCAATTCCCATATAAAAGAGTAGGGGGTTCAGATATCGTTGCTAGATGGAATACAAAAACTTCACCATTTAGTGCAAATATAGAAGATATTTTGGCAAATGATTTGAAATTTATAGATGCAGCAATACAAACACAAAAAAATGCAAGTGAAATTATAAATCCATATTTAGTTACAAAAACAAATGTATTAAAAACAGATAGTAATAATGATATCGTTACGGTTTCAATTGGTGGAATTAATTTATTAGCAACGGTAACTAACCTATCTGATAAAAATACATCTAATTGGGATAGTGTAAAACCAATTGGTAGTGGTATTAATTTTTATTTATTTAATAATTTTGAAAGAAGTATATCATTTGATTTATTATTATATGCGGAAAATAAAACACAATTATCTTTAATATGGAGTAAAGCAAATAAATTAGCTTCTTTTACAACTGGAGAACCTTCGGGTGAATTAGGTTCGGGATATGGAGTATATGGTAATATAGTATTTTTACAAATAGGTGATTTAATAAAAGAAAATGGATTTGTAAGTGATATTACAATGAATGTAGATACCACAACACCTTGGGAAATAGATAAAAAAAATCAATTACCATTTATTTGTACAATATCGGTATCATTCCAAGTTGTTACAAATAAAGAAGGTAGTGAGTATAGTTTTTATAATAAATAATAATTAGAGAAATGGAAAATAGATATTCAAATATACCAACAATGTTAAAGACAGGTAAAGGCAGAGTATATGATTCTGTTTTATTACCTAATGTAGATGCAACTGATAGCGATATTGTTGTGATTACTATTCAAGGTGATAGATTAGATTTATTAGCAAATGAATATTATCAAGATCCTTCAATGTGGTGGGTAATAGCATTAAAAAATGATATGACAGAAGTTGATATATCTATGAAAGAAGGTATTGTATTAAGAATACCATCAAGAAATGAAGCAATTAAAATAAAAAATTCATTAAAATAAAGTTATGAGTCAATTTCCAATAGTAAATAATTTGGATAAATCGGTTATAGATGCGATTGTAAATACTAACAAAGTTAAATTTTCAGGAACTAAAGTATTTGCGGCATTGCAATGTTTTCAAGGATTTAATAATGTGGGTGGAATTATTGGAAATACATCATATAATTCATTTAATATAGCAGAGGAAGTAAATAATTCAAAAAGAAGAATACCACCAATCATAACAGGAATAGATGTCAAAACAGCAGGTTCATTGGGAGCTATTAAAAAAGCAGAAGTAACTGTTAGATTTTCAGATATTAGGGATGTGATGGCCAATCAAGGATTTTTACGAATTGGAAAAACACAATTATTAGTTTGGGGTTGGTCAAAAGGTAGAGATGGTAGTGCAATTTCAGTAGAGATGGGACTTGGTACAGCAAAAACAGCAATAAATGCAAGAGACCATTATAAATATGTAGTAGGAAAAGATTTTGATATCCACGCTGGCATCCTAACGAATTTTTCTATTAAAGCAAATAACGATTTGACAATAGATGTGATGTTAGAATTATCACAACCATCTGATATTCCGGCATTTTTGGCATTAGAGAATAAACAACATGGAAGTAGAGTAGAAAAAACAGAAGAAGAAACATCTAAAGGAACGGCATTAGCTGCTCAGGCTGCTAAATTAGATCCGGATAAAGATGATGCTTCAACCTATCAAAATTTATTACAATTTTGTATTAATATTCAAGATGAAGTATTTGATTGGACATATGGTAATACGGACACACCTTATATTCAATTAGGATATATCGTAAAAACAATTTGTAATAAAGGTAAGGATACTAAAATGGGTGATATGCCAGTAGATATTAGAATAGATGAGGCAGTTGCAACGGGTAGACAACGAATGATAAGTTGTTCGGAAAATGTTATTATACCATGTCCAGATTTACCTGAAACAGATACAAATTCGGAATCAGAAATAGATGGTAAAAAAGTAAAAGTATTAAAATTAACAGAAAATAGTATAGCATTTGGACCAATGAAATTATCATACGATATGCAATTTCCAGAAAGCACGGCAAAAACTATGTATGGAAAAACAATAGATGGTTACAAGTGGGGGTATGTAAAAAACTTATTTATATCTGCAGACTTTATTAAAGAATGTGCAAAAGGGTCAGAAACAAATAAAGACTTTTTAGTTAAAATACTTAATGAATTAAACATAGCAGGGGCAGGTTTATGGGATTTAGCATTAAGAGATATTGAAGATGAAGTAACGGGTCATATGGTTTATACTATTGTAGATTATAATCTATCACATGATGTAGAACCACCGCCTTACATACCATTATTTTCACCACAATCTACTATAACTAATATAGATTTGCAGGCAGATTTACCAAAAGAAATTGCAGGACAAGCTATGTTAGGTGGAGAAAATCAAGGTGGAGATACAAATCCTGGAAATGCAATATTTGGCGGAGGTGCTTTGAACATAGAAGATCCGGTATTAGGTGCAGTAAAAAAAGATGCAGCTAATTATGGTGAGAATGGTGCTAGTGGAGGAGATGCAAATAGTGGAACAGAAAGAAAAGTAGAAGATAATCGTGGTTGGTTTAAAAAAGGACTTGATTTTGTCGTAGATGCGGCATCAACAACGGTTAATGCAGTAGCAGATACAGCAGGCGCAGCAATTGCAGCGGTTAAAGAATTTTTTATGAAAATGTTTAATGCACCTGGTGAGTTTAGAGTAAAACTTAATGCAAAAGATTATTATAGTGGTTCTGAAGAAAGTTATTTTGTAGTAGTTAAAGATGCGGGAGTTGTTAAAAATTTATATTTTGGAGAAGGAAAAGAAAAAGCTAAAAATGCATTACTTCCGGTAAAATTATCATTCACTACATTAGGTGTGGGTGGATTTGTAGTAGGTAGAGCATGTAATATTCCATATATTCCATGGTTAGATGGTAAGGGATATTGGCAAATTACAGATATTACGCAAAAAATAGATGATACTAAATGGGAAATTGATGTTGAAGTAAGATTTAGAGTTAAATTTTAAAGATAAGAAAATGAATACTATTAATAAAAATATAGTGGATAGATATACTAATATAAAGAATACAAATAATTCTAGACAACCACTATTAGAAGCATATGAACCAAAATTAATAGAACAGGATTATAAGATAGGGTATATTTATAGATTGTTTATACGAAAACGAAATGAACCGATGGGTATTATTTATGAGATTGATAAATATACAAACAAAAAATATGTAAATAATCCATTATACATTACAACTAAAATTCGTTGGAAAATTAAAGGTGATAAAACGGAAGTAGAAGAAGCAAATAAAAAATCAATTGAATTAGGAAGGCATAACATTTCAAATTTAGATACCTACTTAAAAAATCATTCTAAGTTTTGGAAGGGGTGATAAAACTCATAATATTATTTGGAAAATAAAAAATAATACATTATATTTATAATAAATAAACAATAAGTTATATGTCAGCAATTTTTAAACATCTCAATGCAGAGGAAGTACAACAAATTACTTTCGATTGGAGATACCGCGGTTTTACAATTTTAAATTTACTTACAGAAGAAGAGTGTGATGAAATTAATGCGGAGTTAGAAACACTTCGTCAGGCAAGAATCGGCACTACTACCGAAGATGGTAAAGAGTGGGGAGATTGGGACCCGTTTTCATATCCACATAAAATTTCATCTAAGTTAGAAAAGTTATTCTGTCATCCAAAAATTTTGGAAGCATGTGAATACCTTATGGATGGTGAAGTACAAGGAATGCAGACGTGGTGTTACTTTAAACCACCTGGACAATTAGGTAGAGACCAGCATCAAAATGCATTCTACACAGGTTGCAAACACAACGAAATTATCAACACATCTTTAGCATTAGATAACCACGATCCTGAAAATGGAGCAGTGTGGATTTACGAAGGTTCACATAGATTACCAATTTTACCAATTGAAGTAGATGAGGAAAGAACAAAAACCAATCCTAACTTTTGGAGAAATGAAAGAGGTAAACCTTGTGTTATGCCCGAAGGACATGACTTTAGAAAAATTCAAGGATACTGCAAAAAGGGTCAAGTAGTTTTGTTACATTCTCATAACATACATGGTTCGGAGCCAAATAACTCAAATCGATTCCGTAGGAACTTTTTGGGTGGTTACTTAAAAAAAGGTGCAAACTTTAACAAAGGTGGGCATATGAAACGAGAACCAATTGATTTGTATGAATTGAAAGAAAAACATTGGACTGGTTCTGATGAAATAAATTATGGTGGTTTCTAATCACAAACGAAAGGAGAGTTTAATTACTCTCCTTTTTATTTTGTATTGTAACAAAAAAAGAATATCTTTGTTACATGATATTTGTAGAAGATAAATTTGAATTCCAAAGTTTTTTATTAGAGTATAGAAAGAATACTAATTTCATATACGTTAGATTATCAGATGAAGAAAAGCATGTGATGAACAATCGTATATCTTTTATATATGTCAAATCAAAAAAGAATGAGTGGGTTATAAATGTGAACAATGGTGATGGGTTAGGAATTAAAGTAGAGGCATTAGAACAATTATTAGATACAACACAGCCTCAGTTAATTTTTAATTACAAAGCAATTTCACAAATATTAAATTTTACTAAAGGATTTGATATAGATTTTGCAAGATTTATTGAGTATGGTTATCATGATATTGAATTGAGTGATAATGGATTAAACCAATTTTATAAATCAAAGTTTAAAAGTGAACCATATTTGAATGATAGTATTCCTATGGTTAAACAAATAGAACTTATACAACAATATGTTTCTAAGTTTTCTATTAATATAGATACAAATACAATACGATATATAAATGATGCAACAACTGCATTTAGTTATATTGAAAGTAGTGGATTGAAGGTAGATGGAGATTACGTTTTAAACTACAATCCAGTTCATTTAACAAAGGATAACTATCTTTACACTCAATACAACCTAATGACATCTACACTAAGACCATCGAACCGCTATGGTGGTGTAAACTATGCTGCTCTTAAAAAAGATACCGGTGAAAGAAAAGCATTTATAAGTAGATTTGAAGGTGGTGAATTAATAAGTATGGATTTTGAATCATATCACCCAAGATTATTAATGGATATTATCTATCAAACGAAACTTAATTCAAAGATAGATATGAAAGAGATGAAATGGATTACGGATTTCTATGCCATTGGTATGGATTTTTATACATGGATTGGAAAACAAATGGGGATTGATGATAGAACTGAAATAAAAACTTTGATATTCCAAAATTTATATGGTGGAATTAGAAGTGAGTTATTACATATACCATATTTTAAAGAGATACAAAATCTTACTAACCTATTATCAGAAACAATAACAAAAAACAAAGCAATCTTTACACATTCATACCATATTCAGTTTGGAATTGAAAGATTAGAACCAATAACTCCTGCAAAAGTTCTTAATTATTATATTCAAGCATACGAAACTGAAAGAAATATAAAGAAAATTTTGAAAATAAAGGAGAAATTAGAGGGAAAACAAACAAAATTGATACTATATACTTACGATGCATTTGTATTTGATGTGCATCCGACAGAAAATCAATATTTATATAATGAAATCATTCCATTATTAAGAGGTGGACATGGTAGATACGAAGTAAAAACAACGACCGGAAAAAATTATGATGAACTTTAACTTAGACAATCTTAGTGAAATTATTGATGATGTTTTAACAGAATTTTGTGTTACATATCCAATTCCAAACTTTGATAACAAAGAACAATTAGAACATTTACGTTCAGTATTAGAACAATTCGGTGCAGAAGCATTTACCGATATTGAATTGATGGAAGCTATTAGTTTAGCACCAAAGAAATTTACATTAGAAGCACCAAAAAAAGATGGTACTGACCCTAAGTTAGCAGCAATCTTAAAAAAGAAAGTAAAAAATGCAGATACGGGTAGAGATGTAACAGTTGCATCCGCTTTAAATTATAAAGACCAAAAAGGTAGTGGAGCAAGGTCAGCATATCACGCAGCAGCTGCAATGTTAAAAGGTGCAGGTTATAGTGAAAAAAATGTGGATATGGTGGATGACCCTAATCCGGAAGAACCACAATACTATGCTAAGCAAAAACCACAAGTTACTCCACAATCTAAAGTAGCACCAAAACCACAACCACAACAAAAACCACAACCACAAACGCCGGCTGCAGCACCAACTAAAAAAACAACGCCGGCTCAACAACATGTGAATGTTAATTTGAGTGGTTCATTGAAAGATGTATTTGGTAGATTTGAAGATAATAAAAATACTAAGACAAGTAAAGATAATGTAGCAGTTGCAATTAAAAGTGTTTATAAAGAAGTTGATAAATTTATTAAAGATAAGAAAAATCCTAACCAAAAAGCACATATAGCAGTAAAGGCATCATTACAAAAAATGTTTACTGGTACTCCATTAAGTGCAAGTGAGAAAAAATTACTAGCACAATATGTTAGAGTTGCAGAACCAACGGATGCAAATCCAAACTCTTGTAAAGTATATATTGCTCGTCAACCGGGTGTATTTAAAATTGCCGGACAAGATAAAAGAAGTAGAGTTTATGTTGGTGCAAAAGATAAATCAACACCTGTAATTGGTGCGTTTAGACAATGGGCAACTAAAAATGGTATTCCTGAATTATCAACATCTACATTTGGTGGAAAAAAGACAACGGCTAATCAAACATTTACGGATGAAAAAGGAAATACTAGATTACTTAAAGGTGCAGCAAAAGTAAATAGAGATAAGAAT